CCACCAAAACTCCTTTAACGTCCGCAGCAGGTTTCGTTGTAAATGCAACTCCAAGAGGATAAACTTCTCCAGTTACAAGTCTACGAACAGAACGTCCATCTTCTAGTTTTCCACTTCCTCCAAAAGCAACTAAATGTTCTTTATATTGCTCCATCTCTTCACCGCTAACAATTTCATTATCTTCTAAATTTTCAGAACCTATAGCAATTGAGAATTCATTGAAACCAAGTTCCCAACTGGTAGATATAATAGTAGAATAATCTCCATGTTCGTCTGCCGAAGATTCTAGCAGGTCAGAAAATTGAGGGCTTGCGTTTTTATAAACTACTGCAGCGAGAGAAATATTAAAAGGTTCTTTTTTTGCTTTTACCTCTTCGTCTGAAAGTATATTACTATCCTCATAAGACGAGAATCCAGATGAAACAATGTGACCAACAACTTGATCTCTATTGTGTTCAATGTTTGTTGGTTTATGCACAAAATAATCTTTTATAGATAGGGCAATATCAGAATCTATACCATCTCCATTTTTATTAAATTTATTTACTACTGCTGCATTAAAAGCTACGCCAAGCAAATCAATATTTCTTTGCAGATTAATATCCTTTGGAATTAAAGCTTCTAAATTTCTAATTGAAGCTTCGGATATTTCTGTATTAGATATTGGTGAGGCAGAGGCTTCTACTTCAAATTCAAACGACGTTGAGTACTTACAATTTTTCATTTACAAAAAGGTATACACAGGTTTTAGTCTTTTTTCTTGCTGTGGAACAGGATAGCAGATGGATACTCGCTCAATTCATGCTCGGAGGATATCTCTGAAATCTCCTGAATAATGCCTAATTCTGATATTTTACTGAAATCTTGTATGCATGCCATTCCTATATTATTCCAATCTTGTTTATCTGAAGATAATACAATAGATTGAACAAGTTGATCAATAGATTCGCTTTGAACTTCTGTAAGCTTTCGTTTTTTCATTTTCTTTTTCATGCTTTTATTTAATTCAACCCTCAGATCTTCAATAGCATAAACAGTTTCTTGTATAGCTTTTTGGCTATAACTTGCGGTTGCACCAGTAGGTCTTCCAACTTCTTTTGGGGTTTTGTTTTTAGGTTGAGCGTTGGGCTGTGCTGGTTGCCCAGGTTGCCCCACTTGTCCCTGTTTAATCATTTCATTTTTGTTTTTTGCGTCCTGTTTAATTTTTTCCTTCGACAATTTTTCATCAACCTTTCTTTGTTCTTCGGCTCCTGGAGCTTCTATAGAAGGTACTCCTCCAACCAAAGGATTATACATACCTTGTTCTCTCTGTTTGACATATTCTTCTTGATTTTTTTCTAATTGTTCGATAGATGGATACACTCCTGTCTGTATAGTTCTTAATCCATCTTCTGGAGTTAATATTCCTAACTCAATTAATCGAGTAGCAATTCTTTGTAGTTGAACTTCATCTTTAATATCAATATCTTCAAATTTTGCTTCAGGAAACTGTCTAAATCCCATATTTCGGCAGACCATCTTTATTTGAGGCTGCAAGAAATCTTGAATAAATGCGTTCCTAGCTTCCTTTAATCTTTCTAAAAATATTTGAGCCTTGACTTGAGTATTTGAGAATTTTTCCTGGCCAACAATAACATTCTGCAAAGCATCACGGATATCAGCATTTACAATTTCATATTTTTCTGGCCCAAGAATTTTATTAATCTCAGGAATAACAAAATTTGCTTTAGTAGTATAGTCACTCACCAAAACCCTACCAACACTTTCATTCATAAATAAAGACTGCATCGCATTTAAATTTGTTGGATTTATACCTCCTTTGTCTGGCTCAGCCCCCATAGTTATTAATAGAATCACATTCTCTACAGTTCTACTAATTGCTTGGTCAACTTTTTTTAATTCAATTTTCCAGTTTAAATCATCCAGTACAGGAAAACCAAAAGGAATAGCAAACGGCTCGTAATCTTGTTTTTTGTAAAAGCTATAATTTAATTTTGTTGGATCAAGCTGTACATAAATACCATCTCTAGAAAATCTTTTTTCTTTGATTTCTTTTTTAGTTTTTTCGGGTAATGCGTCATAAAACTCTTTATCTTCTTGAGTTTTTGGATTTCTCAATCTATCTAATTCATATTCAGATAAAATCTTCTTATAGTCTCCTTCTTCAAATGCAGTCGTCTTCGTAACAACAATATCATAAGGGTTTAAAAGTATATATCTTGTAGGAACTTGACCCAAAGGCAAAGATGAAGCACCTGTAGATTCTGCATAAATTGTAGAAATCTTTTTTAAATCTTCTTTATCAAATTTTCCATCAACCCTATATAGAAATACATTGCCAGATCTATAATACTCCCTAAAGTATTGATCCTTTAAGTTCCAAACTTTAATTTTATTTAACCAACGATCTATAAACTGTCGGGCAGGTTCAGTACCTCCTTCTAGGTGAATGCTAGAGTTAGCAAACTCAGCCATAATATCTATCGCATTTCTAAAAATTGCAATATTTGCATATGCTTTTTGACACAGTTCAATAGCATCCTGTATAGATACTCCTCCTGAACCAGCTTCAAAAGGCAGAATTCCTTCTCGAATATTTGAGTACTTACTTGCCTTAGTTTTCTTAAAAGTTGTATTACTTTTTCTTACTCCATCTTTTCCCGATGCGGGTTGACTTCTAGAGAATGTCGAAGATTGAGAATAATAAGCTGAACCGCAAAGCTTTGGCTCAATAGGGTCTTGATTAGCAATCAATTCCGAAAGGTTATTGTTTGGTTGATCAAATTTTTTCCAGTAATCTGAACGTTTTGTATATTGTCTGGCCATAGATTATGATACACATAAAAGTATAAAAGTAAAGTTAAAGTTAACTTTTAACTTTAGCGTATAAACATTGGAGCAAAGGTATATATCGTATTATCTTTAGAATCTATAAAGTCATAATAAGTCTTTATCATCCAATTCCCCAAGACCAAAGCAGAGTAACTATCCTTTCTTGCCTTCTCTGGTCCCGTTTGCCTTTTTAAAGATGGGGGCAGGTCAAATGTTTGCGTTCCTTGCGGAGAAGTTGTGATTTGAATAAGGGAGCACTCTCCTCTTGTTGCATGAATCATAGCTTCTTGATGCTCAACAAAATCAATCATTTTTGCAGCAGAGGACTGATTATCTTTATCAATTATGTTAGAGAATTTTAAATCATTAATAGGTATTTTCTTTTTTCTTTGTTCTTCATAAAAATCATCAATCGCAGGAGATGCAAAATATATCCTTTTGTGGTCAAAGTTAGATTGCAACAATTCGTTTGCCCTACGAATCCATGCGCTTGTAGGCTTTCGCAAGATACATATTTTTTTGCTTTTTAAATCATATTGAGATTTTGCGTCTAATAAAGCTTTTTGATATTCTTCTATATTGTCAAAATCTGCATCAAGCATTTTTATATTTAGATTACTATTTTTGAAAATAGAGCTTTCGTTTGCTGCGCTCAAAAACTGAACCCCTCCATTATAGTCTCCAACGATTGCTACAATATTAAAATGGGTCAATAAGTAATGCATGTATAATATATGTGATTTCATAGGGGCTCCAGCCAGAGCGTAACTATGCACAAGAGTGCCTAATTTTTTTTGATCGCTGAGCTTAAAAACTTGAATTGCGAAATTATCACTGCTTTCGCTCTCTGCCCAACTAGGGTCAAAAGCCATTATATATTTTGCGCCAACTTCTCCAGAAACTTCTACGCTTGGAGACATACCTTCTGGCAATACGCATTCAGCCATTTTGGAGGTTTTAAAGTATCCAGAGCTATCGTCTGTAAAGACTGCCCCAAACTCCCTATCAAATTGAGATTGACTCATAGAACTTTTAGCTTGGTTAATAAGGTTTTGATCGTATAACTGCAAAGGGGCGCAATCATAACTAAAGTGCATGATAACACGATTAGCTTCTGAAGGTTTTTTATTTCCAGTTTTAATTAATTCTTCAAACTGGCTATATACTTTATACATATATTCAAACTTGTAGCTCGCAGAAGACAGCATAATGAGCTTATTATTTGGCCAGACATACCTATCCCCCTCTTTCATCTTGCCTTGCTTTATAAGCTCTGTTTCGAGCTTATAGAGGTCATCTCGCTGAGTTGGATTCTCAACAACACTCAAGAAAGGTATAATAACCTCATTATAAATTCTTTCAGGCATAAGCAAAAACTCATCAATAATAATTCTATGAAACCTAAATCCCCGAAGCTTTTCACCATCACCCAAAGGAAGAGCATGAATTTGACTTTCGCCAATGTGCATGCTCCATTGATCATTAGTTTTTGAGGTTTTAGTTATGCATTGGGCAAGCAAAGCTGCTTCAGGTTTATTTGCAATATCTTCTATTTTTTTAAAAATCATTTTAGACTGTCTAAAAGATTTTGAAATTATTCCAATTTGAACTCCTTGATTTAATATAGCATCTAAAAATGCAAAAACTCCCGTTGTCCAGGATTTAGACATTCCTCGACTCCATACTCCTAGAAAGTAATCTGTTTGGAACATAGACTTAATTCCCATGTGTTGAAATGGAAAAAGCTTTACTCCTGCAAGTAGATCTGCGGCAAACGTAATATTATTTCTTAAAAATTTGTACAACAATAGTTTTGCTTCTCTTTCCTCCAGATATCCCTTTTTATCAAGAATAAGATTATTAATATCCTTAAAAGAGTCTCTAGGTAATTGTTTGCCTGTGTCCCAAGTCATTTTTTCTTTTCTCTAATCCTTTTATCTATATGAAATTGCATGTCGCAGTTCCACAATTTTTTACCATGAATTAATAATCTTGGAATTAAAAACTCAGAAGCTGCCCGACCACCTGAAAATATAAATTGGCAATTTTTTGGATATTGATTAATAATTTCTCTTGTATTGTGCCAAATATAAGCTAAATTTGATTTGTGGGCAGAGAAGCTATTATTTTGCTTTATTGTATTAATGCTAGAATCAACTACAATATATAAAAAGCTATCAAATTCGATAGCCCTTTCAATTTCTTTTTTAAAGCGTTGGAACCCTACCGACAATGTGGATTTGAAGTCTGCTTCGCTTTTACGGTCTACATAGGTATAAGAGTACTCCTTACCTCCTGTAGTATAATCTCCGAAATCTAATTTTAGAGTTCTTGATTTATGAAAGCTTAAGGGTTGCTGTTCTCTCGTATCAATTAATATTTCTACATTCTTGTATAGAGAGTTATTCTCAAAAAAATTATCTATAATATTTGCGCCGTACAAAGGAGAGATATTTTTCAGGTTTAATTTTTCTAATTTTTGACAGGCTTGACTATAACTACCAAATATTTTTTTATAAAACTCTATGGGCGGCAACTCGCATAATTGAAGCTCAATATGGCATGGTGCATGATTTAATTGTTTTTGTTTAATTCTGGAATATAATTTTTTCAAAACATATGCTTGGGCCTTAACATCGTCAGCAGACTGTAAACTTAGCCATTTTATTAGTCGATTACGAGAAAGAAAATCTCTCGCAAAGTAATCTTTTTTATTTTTAAACGGAAGGGCTTCGCCAGTTAATAAGTCTTTTTTTGGGTAATGTTGGGTATAATATTCCGCAACAGTTAAATTATGTTTTTTTAAATGAGCATGAAGACTTCTTTCTGAAGTAAAACTTTCTTCACATACTTTACATTTATTAGATGGCTTCATCTTGAGATATTCCAAGTACTCGAGCTTTCCATTCTGGCATGCCTTCCATTCTTTTTGCTTCGTCGAGAATAATTTCTTTTTGCATTTCTGCCATTTTAATCATGATATTTCTCTCTTCTTCCTCTTGGAATAATTTCACCAAAGAAAGCATGCTTGCAGTATTCTGTTGTTTGGATTGTAGCCTTTTTGAGCGGTCTCCCTGGAGCTTGGTGATAGCTCTATCTATTCTGGTAACACATTGATTATATTCTTCACTTTTTGTTTTTAAAATTTCAGTCAAGCGCATAGTTAAATCTGTTTCCTCTTCTGCAGCATTAAACATATCGTTAAGTTTTAGCTTCTGACCCTCAATTTGTTTTAAATTAATATAATCCATACATACATTTATATACATATTTATTTCGTCAGGAGTTAAGTCGGGCTTATCCCAGCAAGCTCTAGTAAATTCAGCCTCAAACAATAACCTTTCTTCATTGCTTGTATAATTATTTATCTGAGAGGTAAACCTTGGAGAAGATAATAACTGTATTAAATTTTCTGCACACAATTTGTCTTGCCGAGTGAGCTTTTCATGATTTAAAGATTTTCCTGCAACTTTATTAATTTTTTTAATTCCTGATAGTATAGTGCAAGGAGGATTATACTTAATTCCCCGTGCAGAATCTTCCTCCGCAACTCCTTCTGGAACTTGGTCTCTAATAAATTCCGTAATTACTATAGTTTCTTTGCTTAATGGGGTAATATTTGAATCTGGAAAAATTATTTTTGTAATCTGAAATGCATTCATACCGTCTCTTGCATAACCTTCAATAAAACTTTTTTGATCTTCGGTAAGAATAACTTCCTTAGCGGGTACAGCCTTAGTAGTGTCAAAGCTTTGTCCGATTTCTATAAGATACTCTCTTACCAATCTGCCCTCTATCGTTCTGCCATCTAAACTTTCATCCATAAAGACTGACCGAGTTATTTCTCCAAGGTCAGATATTTTATCTTTATTATTTCTGATAAATTCCTTTTGCTGATCTGTTAGTTCTTTTTTCATTAACGTAAGAATATATCTTTTGTAGATATTACTTGTTTCGCTTTTTCCTTAAATTGTTTTTTTAAATTTTTAATCTGTTTGTAACCAGCCTTTCTTCCAGTTTCTGAGGTTTTGTAGCCCATCTTTTTTGCAACCTCTTCTTCAGATTTGTGTTCTATGAATAGCATTTTATATATCAGATACTGACGTTCGGGTAATATATTTTTCATTTCAATATGAAGCCTTTTCTCTGGGCCTTTAATTTCTGTATGAATATCTTCAATCTCTCTGTAAGCAGCGTCGTCCGAATTAATTGACAAGGGTAATTTGATATCATAAGCGCTTTTTTTGGTTTTTTCCCATTTTGCAAATAATGGACAGCTTGAATCTTGACCTCCAGATTGGGTAAAAGAGCAGGCGGCTCCATTTTCTCCAGATCCTGACAAATTAAACGGACAGCTCATACAAGGCCTAACAAAATTAGAATAGTTATTTCTTAAAATATTTTTTAATTGATTGGATATCGTTTTATTCAACCAAGGCTTTAGAGGTTTGGTTTGGTCATATTTTTCCCATTTTACATAAATATGTGAAGATATTATTTGAATAACGTCATCAAAGTCCATCCACGACACAGAAGTTAAAAACCATTTGTGTCGACGCTTAGAAATTTCCTCAATAATTTCTGGGTGACACTCTTCGTATGTTAGTTTCTTTTTTTTATTCGTCAATATTTATCGTTCCCCTTACAGGCTTGCATTCTTCAACGCAGTCTTTTATTGCGTCGCCAGTTAAGCTTTTGCGCCTTTTCCTAGGGATTGATATTCCTAATTTTTCTTCTTTGACTACAGACCCTAAAGTCGTTTCAACGTAATCATTATTAATTATTTCATAATCCAATTTTTGCAAGTGAGAAAAAGATGTTTTAGGTTGTTGGGTTTGGTTTTTTTCTGTTTCTTCTTTTGGTTGAGGTACTGAGACTTGGACTCCAGCAAAAGATGTTCCGCAATTTGTACAAAAATTGGGTCTCGCCGAAGAGTATTCGTGTTTGGTTCCGCAGTGCTGACAAAAAGTAAAGGCCATTGTCTATAATAATTATTATTACAAATTTTTCTACCTTTTTATATTACAAATATCATCTAACTTAAGATAGCCTGCGAGTTTTTTTGTCTGTGAGGCCGCGTCACTGATTTGGTCTTGCGTAAGTTTTTTTGTATTTTTTACGAAATCTATGCCTACAAAACCAATTACTCTATTATGAATATCTTGAATTGGAAAATTATACATACTTCTTACCCCTTTTTTGTTCAAAAGTTCTCTTAGTAGTGTTTTTTTACATTGTGTAACGTCTTCTAATTCATAGGTCTTTCCTTCAACAAGTTCTTTAATATATTCATTGAAATTAGACACTCTGTATTCTCCAGGATTATGACACTCACTTGTTATTCCTTCCGAAACTGTTTCATAAGTGCATGTAAATTTAGTTACGGGCAATCCAGAGGAGAAATAATTCCCATTACTAAATTCAAAAATATACGCCCTATCCGCATTAAAATTCAATCTCATTTTTTTAATGAAAGTATATATTTCTTCATTCGTTTGCGTTAAAACTTCCATTTGTTTTTGAGCTTTTTGTTCGGGACTTAAAGTTGGCTGTGCGGGTTTTGTTTGAAATTTATTCTTAAGCCAGAAACCAAGCAGGGTACTAATCAGAGTTATAACCGAAACGATTAAACTTTCATATTGTAAAATATTCATTTTTTAAACGAGCCACTAATTATGCACGACAACAATGTAATCGCACAGATAATAAGCGTGATAACGATAGGTTCCTTGTATGCATAGATTTTATTATTTAAAGGTTGTTCACATTTTTCAAATTCTTTTTGTGATATTTTTCCGTCTAAATTAATATCAAATTCTTGAAACTGGGCATTCACGACTGAATCTTTTGGCTTTGGCGTAAAAGAATTCTTTTTTATTAATGCTGTAGAACAACCTATTAAAAATAAGCTAAATATTATAAATGTAATTTTCATCTTGCTCGGCTAGGTATCGCATAAAAACCAATAACCATAAAACATAAATCCATGAATGAAGTCAAAAGTAAACCTCCTGTTAGTTGAACTTTTTCCCAAGATTTATTTCCCCCAAATAAAAAAGAGAAAAAACCTCCGCTAGTGGGTTTATCAACAATAACATCATATTGTATGTTTGGATTCATTGCGTAATATATCATTAAAAAACACATAGTAAATGTAATCGCTAAAAACAGCATCCTACGAGTTACCTTTACGAATGGGTCTGAAGCTTGTTTATTTTGATTGTCAATTAGGGCATTAAGCATTTGGCTATCTCTTGCAGCAAGAATCATCTGGTCTTGTCTTTTTTGCTCAATCCAGTAATTTAAAAGATTTGCGCCTACTTTAATGCCTGCTCCTATAATTGTATTCAAGATGGGTCCCATATAAAATATATACACATTTAAATAGCTTTTTTACGGTCTTGCTATATTATATTGATAATGAAGTTTAAAATTGACGGCGCACATATTAAAATTATGGAAATGCTCGCACAAAATATGAATTCTTACGAATCAGTAACTTGGCTGGGTACACCTAGAAAAGAATTGGATAATAAAAGTCCTTACGAAATGATGAAGAGGACAAACGTGGCGAGAGTAAGTGCTCTTTTATATGATGACATTAAATTATTAAAAGCCAAAAAGAAAAAAAGGAGCTGACAAACAGCTCCTTATGTTACTTTATGAACTCAGAACCTATTCAAAATAAAATTATACTAAGTTGTGGAAGGGGCAGGTGTTGCCCCGAAATTATTAAAAATAATAAACAAGAATATATTATTAAAGACGATTACAATGGAGAGGTAAAATTAAATAATAAACAAATTATTTTATTAGAAAAAGCAATTCAAAAACTAAAAGAATAAAATTATAATAACTCTATTTCTCCCTTTTCCACCCAATAATCAAAAACTAAAGCTTCTTCATCGTAATAAATTCTTTCATGAAGGGGAGCCTTTTTATCTTCAGTTAAAGAAGTACAAATATGCTTGTCTTCAAAATCACAACCAATTACAGAAACATTATAATTTAAAACTTCTTTAAAATAAAAGATTGTTGACATACCCAACGATGGGTATGCAACTGTTTTGTCCGCGATTTCTATTGATATGTAGTTCGGAACCAATGTCCAGTCTTGTTTTGTATCATATAAATCATAACTTGATAAACTTTTCCATATTTTTTGATCATTTATATCTTCTATACCTAAACGCTCAATAATTAACATTTTAATTAATCTTGCAGAATCATATAACGATCCATTTTTTTGTGAAAAGTAATATAGCCAAGCAAGCATGCTTTTATATTGATCTGATTGAAGCAATATAATTTTATTTTCTACATCCTCAAATAGTCTACCTTTTGACCAATCTTGAGCTAAAGGGTCTGCGTCATATGTGACATGAGTTGTTTTTGAACCTAAGATTTCCTGATTGTTTTCATTGGGAATTACGCAATCACTAAATCTACAAACACAATCAAAAGAATCAATTATAGATCCACTTTTTCTACCAAGCAATGAATGTCCGTTGCCTACTATACAAATATTCTTTTTTTCCGTAAATTTCTCATGATTTTCCTCTATCCACGATAGTTCATAACCAGCTTGCTTAAAATAAGCAAAATATTTTCCATATTTAAGTTTTGCTTGAGATAAAATCTCTCTTTGTTTTTCGTCTTCTTCAAACATGTTTTTAATCATACATGAATAAAATGCAAAAGTCAACAACTATAATTGTGTAATTCATATTATGAGGATTTTATTAATTGTATTATTTTTTTGTAATTGCTCATTAAAACAACCTCAATTAAAACCAGAAGATACTAAATTTTCTGAAGAAGAAAAGAATTGGGAGCAGATTTACACCCTCGAGCTTGCTGCAGCCCTAAAAAACCAAGATGATTTAGCTTTTCACTTTTTCTGGCCTTACTATATGTGGGAAAGATATAAAAATAAATGCAAGAAATATAACGAGCGCCATAATGACTCATGCGTGTGCCAACAAAAAACTCCCTTTGAGCCAGTTAGTCGCAACTAACTAGAATTTACCGCGATTTTACGCCATTTTTAGTTGGCATGGCTTATGCAATATATATTGTATGAAGTATTCACTTATAAATTCTGGTTTTGACACCTCTTGGTTGTCAGATTTTTTTAATGTTAACGAATCTGCTCTTAATAATAGAGTCTGCAGTTTTAGTTCTGGTACAGATATTGAAGAACTAGATGATGGATATGTTATTAGGGTAGCGGTTCCTGGGATGTCTAAAGAGGATTTAAAAATATCTTTAGATGATGGTTTGGTTAAGGTTTCGGGAGAAAAGAAAATTAGTAAGGGTATGACCTCAAAAGTTAACCGCGAATTCTCTACGAAGATCAAAATTGACGCAAAAAACTCAAAAGCAACTGTAAACAACGGAATTCTCGAAATTCAATTAAAACAAGAGAAAGGCGCGCGAAATACCATAGAGATAACCTAATGTATTCGAATAAGGCCCGATTATTTTTTTGGTCGAGCGTTTTTTCCAAATAACGGGATTCTGTTTCTATACTGAAAACTACCACCCCCGCCCATTCCTCAGAGAATCGCTTTTGCGAAATTCCAAAAAATGGGGGGGGTTTTTTGTAGCCTAAAAACTTTCTTCAGGCTCAAACCTGACTGCGTACCAATCATGAGGGTTGACGACTTCATTGTTCATCAGGGGTTCTCCGCCTTTAATGTTACAATCTGCGTCAGCGATGTTTCTTAATCGCTCTCTGGTTGTGGCTGTTGGCCAACCCGCCCAACTAGCTTGAATTAAACCGTCAGGAGTACGCTTAATAATCTTGTATCCATAAAGCCAAACATTGTTTCCGTCTGTCATCGTGTTGCTAACCTTTTTTGCTTTACCTGCAAGAAATGCTTCTTTAATCTGTTGTGAAATTTTAGTCATTTTAGTTGTTTTCTTCTACATTGTTAACAATAGAAACTCTATCACCATTTTCTCTCAATTCTTGTTGAATATTCTTAGCAATCTTAAGAGCCTGAACTTCACACTTAGCATTATCAATTAGCTTTCCGAATAATGAAATGTTGAGCCACTCGGAAAGGTTTGGGTTTACTTCAATTTTAATCATATAAAGAATCTAATGCTTTTAACTGATAAAGTCAAGCCCATAGAGCATTTTTTCGCATTTTTTTTCGCCCCGCGATTTTCGTGCCAGTTTAACTCTTTAACTCGAAAATGCCTTCTTCGATCTCTACCAGCCTGTCGGAATTCGCAAGTACACAATCAACCGATAAAATTCTATCATTCAGCTTGGGCTTATAATAAGGACTATCTTTCCTTAAAATAATAACTCTTCTATCTATGGCAGTCAGTACAAATGGATTTTTTTCTTGAAGTTCAGCGAGCATCTTCTACCACTATAACACGCTTTACGCCATTGTCAAAATAAAATTGTTGCTCGTTGTTTCGGGCGAGTTCGTTGGCTTTTCTTAAAGCCTCTGACCTTGTATGCACTTGCTCAACTAATTTGTTGAAAGCAAAAATGTTGAACCAATTACCGAAGTTAGGGTGTGTTTTTATCTTAATCATGATGGGTTTATGAGGTTAGCAATGAAAGCACATCCAAATATAATGATTGTGCCAATAACAAACGGGACGAACGCAATAGTAAACATATCAAATAATTTTCGCATAATAATAATCTATAAGGGTTTAAGAAAAAAGTCAAGCAGAAACTTTTAAGCTTTGCTCTCTTTTTCCTGTAAGTTCAAGCAATTTTGCCTCAATATCCATCTGAACAGAAGCTAAAGCATTTGCGGAGGCATGGTTGCCCGCACGAATTTCTTTAACCTTTTGTTCGTTTAACTTTTTAAGCATTTCTGTGAGGTTTTGTATCTTTGTTGTAATCATAAGTTTTATAATATAGTTAAGTTAAAAAAAGTCAAGCCACAAGTGCAGTATAGTCAGAAAAATTCATGTACGCTTGCAAGTTTCTTTGTCTGCCTAATGCACGAAGTCCGATAACGCCTGTTCTGCTTCGGTTAACTTCACCCGTTTCTGTTTCAAATTCTTCTCTTGAGTAATCATCTCTTGATACGCCTTTAGGATCAATTCGGGCAATTACTTCTTTTGTGATGTTGCCCCAATATCCTTCATCGGGCGGAACAATCTCAATTGAAAAGTGTTCAAGAATCTTGTCGCCACCAACTTTAGAATAAAGTCCTGAGACTTGAACAAGACCTTCTTTTGTCCATGCG